CTGTTGGAGTTGATGTTAATACTAACTTACTATCCCAAAATGTAGCACTTCTTCTTTTAGCTAACATAACTGGATCGCCTTCACTTCCTGCTGTTGGTGGGTATCTATCAATCTCATCACATAAAACTATTTTAATTGGTCTTGATGCTAAAGACGCAGGACTATTTGCACCACAAGCTGTTATATGCCCACCTTCAAATACTTTATGCAATACAGTATTACCTGAATCTTTACTTTTAACATCAGCAACTTTAGCTTTAAGTATATTACTATCTCGAATCATTGGTGCTAATCTATCTTGCGACCAAGCACGTGCCATTTCCAATGTTGGTTGAACAATTAATATAGGAGCAGGTGCATAAGCAATATAATAACCTATTGCATTAAGTAAAACTTCTGTTTTACCTATTTGCGAACAAGACATCACAACAACTTCATTAATTGCTGGATCATTAATACTATCCATTATTTCTTTTTGAAATATGGCTCTTGCAGTTTCAAATTTACCAGCTTCACTACTGCT